AGACAATTATTTGGGTAAAAACACCAAGATTTCTGAAAAAGATATGGGTGACGGAACCAAACAAGTTTGTGATTTAGAGACAAACGAATGTTATGTTGTAAGAATGAAAGATGGTCTTATAGAAAGAGTAGACAATACTATGAATAAATTTAAAAAAATCCAGGTAGAAACTAAAACTGGTATAAAAACATTATTAAACGGATAAAATGAGTATAGACAGAAAAATTTTAGAAGAAATTAGAAGGGTGAATTTTATCACTAATTATATAACAGAACAAGGGGCACCTGAAGATCCTTTGGCGGGTTTAGGTGGAGCACCGGAACCTGAAGATCCTTTGGCGGGTTTAGGTGGAGCACCTGCACCTGACGCAGGAGGATTACCCACACCTGACGCAGGAGCACCGGCACCTGACGCAGGAGCACCGGCACCTGACGCAGGAGGAGCACCGGCACCTATTGATGTTGCGACAGATCCTGACGTTGAAGAAGTTGGTAAAGAAGGAGAAGAAGAAGAAGGAGAAGAATTAGATATTACTGATTTAGTTACCGCACAAAAAAATATTGAGGATAAACAAGAAGAATATTTCCAAAACTTGTTTAAACAATTAGAGGGTATGGACTCTAAACTTAAAGAAATGGATGGACTAACAAATAGATTAACATCTATTGAAGATAAAATTGAAAAGTACAGACCTAAAACTCCACAAGAAAAATTAGAATTAAGAAGTTTAGATTCAGGACCATTCAAACAAAAACTATCTGATTTCTTTGTTGATAAACAACAAGAAATGGAACAATCAGGAAAAAATGAATATATTTTAACTACAGATGAAGTAAAACAATATTCACCAAATCAAATCGAGGACACGTTTAATCAGTACGGCCAAGATGAAGATGATATGATGTAACATTTTTGAGAGGGACATCAGTGTCTCTCTCAAATTTTTTTAAATACTTTATTGACTACCCTATTTTTTATAACTATATTTTCTACGTAAACCTTTAATAAATATATACACAATGGCGACAAACAATGTTTTAGATGCAGTTTTGGCTCAATACGAGACCTCAAAACAAGGTGGTTCTTCTTCCACCTCAAAATTTACACAAGAAGAGAGAATGAAAAAGTATTTCGCGGCAATCCTTAAGGATAACGAAAAACAAGGACAAAAAAGAGTCCGTATCTTACCTACACCAGATGGTTCTTCACCATTTAAAGAAGTATGGTTCCATGAAATTTTTATCGACGGAAAATGGCAAAAGTTTTATGATCCTGCCAAGAATGACAATGAGCGTTCACCATTAAGTGAAGTTTATGACGAACTAATGTCAACAGGTAAGGATTCTGATAAAGAACTTGCAAAACAATACAAACCTCGTAAGTTTTATATTGTTAAAGTTATTGACCGAGACAGAGAAGAAGATGGAGTTAAATTTTGGAGATTTAAGCACAACTACAAACAAGAAGGTATTTTTGATAAAATTATTCCTATCTATAAGGCAAAAGGAGACGTTGCTGATTCCGAAAAAGGAAGAGACCTTATCCTTGAGTTGACAAAGGCAAAAACTCCAAAAGGAGCATTCTATACCGTAATTCAAACGGTTATGTATGATGATCCTACATCTGTTCATGAAGATGAAAACACTATGAATGAGTGGGTTTCTGACAAACTTACTTGGGAGGATGTTTATTCTAAAAAACCTATCGAATACCTTGAGTCAATCGCAAGAGGAGAAACACCAAGATGGGATTCTGATGCGGGAAAATACGCTTACTCAAATAACGAAGTATCAAATGTTACAATGGGTGGAGGTAAAAAATCAATTAATGATGTAAAGGATCCACAGTCTAACGACCAAGTGGATGAAGAATTACCATTCTAATTTATTGAACTTGGACATCTACTTAGACAAGGTGTCCAAGTTCTTACTTTTTAAAATCAAAAATATATGAATAAAATAATTGAAAAAATGTATGAGGCACTATGCTTAAAGTATAGGTCTGAAATGGCGGAAGCCGAAGCGACTATTTTAATCTATTTCAACAATCCCGTTGCTATTGGAGAACACCCACAACATTTAGAAGAAATAGATAAAGTGATAGAAAAAATGTCAAATGCTAAAGGTAAACTTGAAATGTTGGAAATTATTTACAAGTACAACATTAAAAGGGAAGAAAAGTTTGAAATAACTGAGGAAATGTTAAACGTATTAAAAGAACAAAACAAAGATGGCAATTAAAAAAACAGATTTCGGTTTATTAAAGAAGAAATTTTCCACGTCTGCAAAATATAAACCACAAAGATTTTTTGATCTTGGAGAGTCATTTTTAGACGCAGTTGGATTACCAGGTCCGGCGATGGGACATATTAATATGTTCTTGGGACATTCTGATACTGGTAAGACAACTGCCTTAGTTAAAACCGCAGTAGATGCACAAAAGAAAGGTATTCTTCCTGTGTTTATTATTACAGAACAAAAATGGAGTTTTGAACACGCAAAACTTATGGGATTTGAATGTGAAGAAGTTGTTGATGAAGAGACAGGAGAATTAGATTGGGACGGGTTTTACATATTCAATAATAACTTTAGTTATATAGAACAAATTACCGATTACATAAATTCTTTATTAGATGCACAAGAAAAAGGAGAATTAGATTATAGTTTATGTTTTATGTGGGATTCAGTTGGTTCTGTTCCTTGTAAAATGACTTTTGAAGGTAAAGGAGGTAAACAACATAATGCGTCTACTTTAGCTGACAAAATTGGTATGGGTATTAACCAACGTATTTCAGGATCACGTAAATCTGATTCTAAATTCGAAAATACATTAATCATTGTAAACCAACCTTGGGTTGAATTACCTGATAATCCTTTTGGACAACCAAAAATTAAAGCAAAAGGTGGTGAAGCAATTTGGTTAAACTCATCATTGGTATTCTTATTTGGAAATCAAAAAGGGGCTGGAACAACTAAAATCACGGCAACCAAAGACAAACGAACAATTAAATTTGCGTCGAGAACAAAGGTATCTGTTATGAAAAACCACATCAACGGACTTGGGTTTGAAGATGGGAAAATAATTATAACACCACATGGATTTTTACCTGGAAAAGAGGCTTCTGAAGAGAAGGCTTCAATTGAACAATACAAAAAAGAATACGCTGAGTATTGGAAAGAAATTATCGGAGTTGATGGTGATTTTGATTTGAAAACAGAAAAAGAAGAATCATAGTAAGAACCCTGTAATTAACAGAAATGACAAAAACGTTATTGGTTGACGGAAACAACCTATTAAAAATTGGATTTCACGGAGTAAAAGATTTCTTTAATAAAGGAGAACACGTTGGCGGTATTTGGCACTTTCTAAATACCGTAAGACGTTTCCTTGAAGAAAATAACTACAATAAAGTGGTTGTATTTTGGGACGGAGAAACAAGTTCTTCACAAAGAAGATTGTTATACCCAAAATATAAATTAAACCGTAAATCCGTTAAACCCGAAGAATTTAGAGAAGAGTCCTTCTCAAACCAAAAACAAAGGGTTAAACAATATCTTGAAGAAATGTTTGTAAGGCAATTAGATGTTGAGAATTCTGAAGCCGATGATCTAATTGCTTATTATTGTCAGATTTCTGAAGACGAGGATAAAACAATTTTTTCGTCAGATAGAGACCTCACACAACTTATTTCTGAAAAGGTAAGTATCTATTCGCCACAAGCAAAGAAGTACTTTAAAAATGGGGATACAATCAAAATTGATCAAACAGAGATCCCACATTATAATGTTAAAACTTATAAGATATTAACCGGTGATAGTTCGGATAATATTGATGGTATCTTTTATCTTGGTGAAAAAACTTTTATAAAATTATTTCCTGAAATACTTGAAAAGGAAATTAGTTTTACCGATATTTTAACAAAGGGTGAAGAGTTACTTAAAGAACAAAAAGATAATATGGTTTTAAAAAATCTTTTAAGTGGAAAAACAAAGGAAGGGATATTTGGAGATGAGTTTTTTGTGATAAACGAAAAATTAATTGATTTATCAAAACCTTTAATTTCCGAAGAAGGAAAAGAATTAGTTCAGTCGTATTACTCAGAGTCATTGGATCCTGATGGAAGGGGTCACAGGAACTTAATTAGAATGATGATGGATGACGGATTCTTTAAATATTTACCAAAGGGTGATGATGCTTGGGTTAATTTTTTAAAGCCATTTTTAAAACTATCAAGAAAAGAAAAAACAAATTTTAGAAACAGAACAAAAAAGTAAAAATGAAAGAACAAGACGTAACTAAGTTAGAATTTTTGTTGATGTGTAATGACAACATCGTAGTACAAAGATTTTTTAATGTAAAAGGGTTTAATAAACATGCCCACAAATCGGAAGAGTTTTATGATTATATAAGGACATTTTGTAATGACCTTAAGTATGATTTAAAAATGAGATCGGTAGTTTATATGTTGGAAAACAGATATGAGATTACTGAAAATCCAGATGTATTGAACACTTCAATTACAGAAGGACTTGAAAACTTTAACC